GTCCAATATCGATACAGTCGGGGGATTCTGTCACTCTGTTGTAAAAATCCACTTTCGGAGCGTCCTCGGCTATCTTCATCTGTTGAGTTTCGATTGTCGCTTTGTATTCGGCTTCTTTCCTGTCATACAGTCTTTTTAAATCCGCCAATGCGACCATTGCATTATTAAGAATTTCAAGGTCTGTAGTCGTGTTTTTAACCTTTTCACCTACTGAAAAGGTTAATTGTGAAGTGTGATAATCGCCTTTTAGCTCTTTTGAAATAATAGCAACCTCTTTTTCATTCAAAAGGGTTTGCTTCCCATTTTTCATTTTTTCGGGAAAATGTTTTTCAACAACACGATAAACAGATGAATAAGAAATCCCCAAAACATCAGCAACATTGCGAATAGTCATAAAACTTCCGTTGCTGTTTATCTGCTTCTGCACATCTGTATTGTTTGCAATATCTTTAGAGATACAAGCCACTTCGACTTTGGTTAAATATGTCGTTTTTCCGTTTGCCATTTTGTTAGGCATTATCCGCCTAATGCAATTTTTGATTGTGTCCGTTGATACCCCCAACGCTTCCGCAACTTCTCTAACTGTCATTGTTTTTTCTGTTGTCAATTCGTTCATGTTACCCCCCCCCTATCAACATTCTTTTAAAACTATCCCCAACTCACCCGCAAGAATATGAACCGCCTCGATAAGTTTTGAACATTCTTCGATTGAAGAATCACGCTCTCGCAACGGAACAATTCTCCGCCCTATCTGCTTATAAGGATAGCCGAGATATTGCACGGCAGTCTCTTTCACTGCGTTTTTTACGCTGTCATAGTCGTTTCCCGTTTCTTGGCAGATTTGCATGATATGGGCGTTTAGATGATGATTTTGCGAATCCTTACCCACCGTTCGTGGTTTCTTTGGCTTCTGAATCGTTATCAACGCATAACCGCCATTTTTTTCAATCTTTTCAAGTTCTTGCAGAATCTTTTCTTTCGCACCCTCGTTTGTCGGAAGTGTCAATTTGATTTCATTGTTTGACACTTCGCATTTCATAACATATTCAATCATTCAGCCCCCAAAAGCCCTAACCTTTTTTTTCTCGGCTAGGGCTTTTCTGTTTTTATTTTGCGTTTCTTCTTCTTGTCAATTCGTTCTGCACATCAGACAAGACTGCCGACAAGCCTTTAGACTTGCATTCCGCCCTAAAGCGTTCTTTGTCGTTTTCCGTAAAAATCGCCATTCCGTTAGCGTCCACGGATTCCAAAAGGTTTTTTTATTTCCACACCGATGTTTCTTGTTTCCGTTACAGTTCCATACATTGCGTTCGTAACATTCTGAACGTTCTGCGGAGCTTGTTGCTGTTGCGGAGCGTTGAATGTGTTTGCGTCCACGTCCTCGTCCGAGGTGATTCCGAACATCGCACAAAGTGCATAACGTCGCATATAAGTAATCGCCATGCCGAGTGTTTGGGCGGAGTTGTTTTTTGTGCCCTGAATAATCGGCAGAATTGTCGAATCCTCAATATATTCGCCGTCACGATTGAAAATGCGTGTTGTCAGAATGTTCTGCCCTTGATCGTTCATTCCGACGCTTTGCATATACGAAATGTCATGCCGTGCAAGAATCGGCTTTATCACGCTTGTTATCGTGTCCAAATCCGTGTATTTATACCCATAAGCCTTAGCATTTTTCGGCATTGTCGGAATTTCTCTCTGAACGTCCATAAGCCCCGAAAGAAGTTTTGAAATTGATTCACTCTGTTTCATTGTTTTAATCTCCCTATCACCTTGCCGAATGGCTTTTCACTCACTCGACAAGGATTTTTCATTTTCGTTATCGGTTAGTATATGCTTTTACAAGTTCGTTTATTTTGCCTCCCAATATTCGCCATTCCATTCAACCTCTACTACTTCGCCTTTGTCTACTGCGTTCACTTTGTTTCCGTCTTCGTCTTCATACCACCAACCGTCGTATGTATCTACGCTTCCTGTTGCTTCGTTCATGTACTGTGTCATTTTGTTTACCTCGCTTGTTTAAGTTTTTCGGCTTTTTGTTTGCCTTATGATTAAAATATACATCTCTTTTTTAATTCCGTCAATAACTTTTAAAAAAAATAAAATATTTTTATGAAAAATCATTGGCGGATAAAATCAGAATGGAACATCTTCCGTGAACGTGTCGAATGATTGAAAATCGCTTTCATTCGGATTGTAGCTCTGTTGCCTATAATTCGGCTGTGCCGTTTGTGTCTGATTCTGAACATTATTCTGCGTATATTGCGGGGCAGTCTGTGTGTCGTTTTTCGGGGTCAAAAGTTGCACATTATCGACCATGATAACGACTTTGCTTGCTTTTTTGCCGTCCTTGCCTTGCCATGTAGACTGTTTAAGGCTTCCAACGACTGCGATTCTGTTGCCTTTTCTGAAATAGTCTTTTAAAGTTTCTGCACTCTTTCCGAAAAGAGAACACTCGAAAAAGTTTGTAAACTCTTCATATTTGCCATCTTTCGCTTTATACGTTTCGTTTACGGCGATTGAAAAATTCAAACACGCAGTCCCCGTCGGAAGATACTTAAAGCACTCCGAGCCGTCTTTTGTCAATCGTCCGATGATTGTAACACTGTTAATATCTGTCATATTTACTCCACACCTTGCCGAATGGCTTTTTTACTCACTCGGCAAGGATTTTTTATTTTCTGTTAAAAACTTTCAAACATTTTTTCAAGTCTTTCAGCGGTCGAAAGAAAATCATCTTGTGGAAAGTATGCGACCGCTTTATTTTGCTTGAAACACAAGATATATTTCTTTCCGTGTCTTTCGGCAAGATAAACCTCCACTTCCTCGCCTTTACTGTCTTTTGTGGTTTTACCCTTGATTGAATCCGCATTGTTGTAGATATCCGCAACCGTTTCAAAAAGTTCGTTCTGTGTCATAGTGTTTTACCTCACTTGTTTGTTTTATCTAGGCTTTTTGTTTGCCTTATGATTTTATATTAAAGGCTTTTATTTTTTTTGTCAACAACTTTTTTTTGAAAAATATTTTATTTTTTTTTTATAAAAACCACCCTATTTTTTAGGGCGGTTTTGTCGGAAGTTTTCAGCGGCTAGCAGATTTTTTTTCTTCCGACCGTTTCAACGTCGTGCGAGCCGTGGAGTTCCCTCAACTGATTCAGAGCGTAGCGACCTCGGCTTTTTGTCTTTGCCGTTCCACTAAATACCCACGCTTTTTTAGACCCACTGAACCAAAAACCGAGGCTTTTAAGTTCGTTGCGGTATGCAAAAGAATCGAATACCCAAATCCATGTTCCGATAACTTCGATTCTGATTCCGTCAAACGTTACGATTTTCTGAATGATTTCGGCGAATTTGTCATTCGTCCAATCAAACGGCGCTTTGTCGGATTCAGCGTTCGCAAAGTTTGAACGCTTTCCGAGGGTTTTCAGACACTCGTTATATTCAGCGTTCATTTTCTTGAACTCTTCTTCCGTTGCGTTTCCGTTCAGGTCGGGATGCAACTTCATGCAAGCCGTTCTGTAAGCCTTTTTAAGTTCTTCGATTGTTGTGCAGTTTGTAAAGTATTTCATGTTTTACCTCGCTTGTGTTTGTTTGTTGTTTGATGATTAAAATATACAATGTGATTTATTTTTCGTCAATAGGTTTTTACAAAAAAATAAAATATTTTCATAATTTTTTTTAAGTGCTAAAATGTAAGCATGGAAATAAAAATCAAGACAGTAGACAACATCATCGAACTATTTCATTCTGATAATTTTGTTATCAGTGAGATAAAAGACTTCCGCCCCGAGATCATCAGCGTGGAAGTGTTCAGCGGTGGCAAGCGGATAGCGAAAAGAAAACGGCTTTTTCCGACGATATACAAGCGTTTCATTTTTCCTTTGCCGAGGATTCAAAAAATCGTTACCGAGAATAAAAAAGTTCGTGACGAATGGAATCAAAAAGAGTTGACAAAAGAACATGAATGAGTTTTAATTAAATCACATTATTTTCTTAGTACACCTAGTACGGCGACTCCACTCTTTGTGGGGTCTTTTTTTTTCAGAACATCAAAAAAATACGCAAAAATATAAAAAAAACTGTTGCAAAAAAAATAAAAACGAATCAAAATGATTATAGAGGTGATAAGCCCGTCCGCAGTAATGCGAGCCACCCGTAGTCATCTCTATCATATAACAGAGAAATAGAAGTAAAAATGTGATGAACTGTTATTAAATGTTCCTAGGGGGGTCTGCACAAAGGAACAACCGTGCGGGGAATCGTCAGCGGTGTGCAGTGTTCAGCGATTGAGCAAGAGAGTGACGACGCTATAGAATAAACGCTTGTTCTATTGTATGCCGAGGGGGGGCATGGCTCCGTCGGAGATGATTTTCATTTTCGATAGCAAGGCATAGCAAACCATTCTATCCGCTATTGTGGGTAGGGGCGAGCTATACCTTAAAAAGACATTCACCATCAGAGATGATACATAGAGAGATATCTAACTACAGAGATATAGCGAACTGATTAGATATATATAGAGATAGCGAAGTTAAAAAAAATATGCTTAGTTTTTTATTTGATACTTAGTTTAAAGATTTGTTTTAGTTTAAAAATAGTTTTTTTTATTTTTGATATTTTGTTTAAAGATTTGTATGTCAGAAAAATTGTATGAGCTGTATGAAAGATTTTGCATAATGACAGAATCGAATATTTCAGAATCGGAAGCGTTTCGGCTAGTTACTGAAAATGTGCCTTTTGGCTTAGTGCTTAATCTGAAGAATTGCATTTTAAGTCTGAAAAAAAATAAATAAAAAATATTTTGCAAAAAGTTATTGACATAAAATAATAATGGCTTTATATTTAATTCATAAGCAAAACAAACAACGAGGTAAACAACATGAGAATACCAACATTCAAAACCGCCGAGCAACTTGTAAGGTTCAACATCGAAGCAAACACAGAAATCCGAGAGAACTTCAAAAAACTTATCTTGAAAGAATTGAAGATACTCAAAGTTTTCAGCGTCGCAAAAGTCATTAATTCAAAACGTCTTTTCAAAACTCATGCACTGAATTTTATCGCATTATATGCGGTCTGTAGTAGCACAACAGTTTTTGATAACGATTTTGATATGTATGAAAAAATGCACTTTGCTTTTAAATTTTGCGAAGAAAACGGTGTTTCTAAAGTTTTTGAATCTTCTGAAAACTTTCGTAGAGTAAAAAAACTTCTCGGACTGTAAAACAAAAAATCTTGCTTTTTTTTTCAAAAATCTATTGACGAAAAAGCAAGATTAGAATATTATAGAATCATAAGGCGAGCGATTAAAGCCGACCAAAAAAACAAACTAAACAAATGAGGTGATTAAAATGGCAAAACTTCCACTTAACAAAAATTCAAATTGGTACACAGCCAGATTTACGGACATCAAGATTTTTTATAATCTCGGAAAAGTCGAACTGTACAACTATTTTACAGGTGAGGATATTTTTATCGAAGATCTAAAGTTTTTGAAGAAATTGGATTGGTACGTTCCTTATGTTCAAGGCGACAAAATCACGACGAGCACGGAAAAAACGGCAGTCGGCGATGTGTTCACATGGAGCAACATGAGAGATAGAAGCTCAAAATATGACACATTGGAAAACAGAAAATAAAAAAAAACTTCTAACAGTTATTGACAAAATAAATCAATAACTGTTAGAATGAAATCATCAAACAAACACAAGCGAGGTATATTATGACACAGACAAGAATCAACAAGGTTTTGAACTTTTGCCGTAAAGAGTTCGGAATCAACACAAGCGTAGTTTTGTTTAGAGATTCATTCAGCGTTTACAGTGGTGGGGATTTCATAGAGTCAATTTCTTATTCAGAAATTGGAGCATGAAATTAAAAAAAAAACTTCTAGCGACTTATTGACAAAAAGTGCATTAAGTCGCTAGAATGAAATCATAGGCGATTGAGATAAAGGACTTTGAGAATCTTTAATAGCGGAGATGATTGTTAAAGGTTTTCGGGGTTATTACCTCCCCCGACGCTCAAGTTTTTGAGAACTTTGTTTGTTTTGGTGGGGCGGATAACATCTCAATCCGCCCCCATTTTTTTATTTTGAGAGGTAAAAAATGAACTATCCGACAAGAATTATTCAGAGTTACAGAGACGGTATTATTAGCCGTTCGGTATTCGTCGAACTTTTCCGACAATGGCAAGAATTGGAAATGGCAAGAAAAGTCATTTTGAATCAGTCGGAAAAATTGAAAAACATCTAAAAAAATGTTCAATACTTATTGACAAAATAAATCATAAAGTATTAGAATAGAATCATCAGAGAGAGAAAAACAAACAAAATAAGGGGTAACACTTATGAAAGTAACGAACAGTTTGAATCTTCCTATGGCATTCGTCAATGCGGTATCTGTTGAGCGGCACAATAAGCCGAATTGCTATTCAGCAACGACGCTTAACAAGGGAGCTAAAGAAACGATTCTGCAAGAGCGATATTGGGATTCGCTTGAAGTGGACGCTAGCGATAGTGTTTGGGCGGTATTCGGAACTGCGGTTCATGCAATTCTCGAAAACTCAAAAGACGACAACTTCCACGAGGAAAAATTCAGCGTGAAAGTTTCCAATTCGACCGTTACGGGCATTGTTGATTCTTTCGACCTTGAAAACGGAATTATCAACGATTGGAAAACCGCAAGCGTCTATAAAGTCATGTCGGGTGATTTTTCCGACTGGTACAATCAAGGCATGACTTATGCATGGCTTTTGAAAAAAAGCGGACTTGAAGTGAAGCGGTGTCGTTTTGTCGCAATGCTAAAGGATTTTTCAAAGACGAAATCACGGATAACGGCAAATTATCCGACCGCTCCCGTGTATATCTATCAGTTTGACGTAACCCCCGAAATGCTTGCGGAGACGGAAGAGAGAATCATCAGCAAAGTGAAAGAACTTGAAAGCTATCAGAATCTTTCAGATGATGAAATTCCGCCGTGTTCAAAATCTGAACGTTGGACGCAAGACGAAAAGTGGGCGGTTATGAAAGAGGGAAGAAAAACCGCCGTCCGACTGTTCGACAACGCGATGGACGCAGACAACCTTGCCAAAGAATTAGGCAAGGGGCATAGCGTCGAACATCGTCGAGGAACTGACAGAAAATGCGAGGAATATTGTATGTGTTGCGAATATTGCAATTATTACAGACAGACGCACGGGCTTTAATTCATAACGACAAAATTTGATACATATCCGCAATTCTTGAAAGAGAGTTAGCGGATATTCTTTTTCGGGAAAAAGTTGGATATAGTTAAAATGATAATCGAATTAAGAAAAAAAGAATCGGACGGAATAAAGACGGTCTGCACGTTTGGCGGTGATTTGTCTTTTAGATTTGATGAAGCCGAAAAGAAATTGAATATTCTGATAGCGAACGCTCCGCACATCTACAAAGTCGATAGCGTTTCTTTTTCCTTGCATGGGAATTTTGTTTTTTTTGTTTTATCCGATGATGATAAAAATTTCTAAAAAAAAGTTGTTGACAAAAAATTAATTGTGATATATTCTGTAAACATAGGGCGAGCGAATTAAAGCCGACCTAAATAAACACAAGCGAGGTAAACATTATGACACAAAACGAGAAAAACAAAGAGTGCGTAAAGGCAACCAATGCAGTAAAAGATTTGCTTGGAATTTCCGAGTTCTCGGCAAAAACCGAGTGGTATGGTAAAAAAAGCAGAACGGCAACCGTAATAGTGGATATCTATTACAAGCCGACGAGAAGCATATCGACACACGCAAAGTATGCGGTTCACGTTCCGATTTATTCAAGAGAAAAAATCAAAGACATTCAAAAGTTTTACGAAGTTGAAAATTGGGACTTTTAGAGAATGGATTAAAAGAAAAGCGACTTCCGATAATTCGGGGGGTTGCTTTTTGGAGGTAGAAAAATGCAAGTAGTGTATAGATCTAATGGAAGGATTTTTGAATCGGAAAAAGAAGCTAGAGAGTTTGAAAACTCGGCAAGGATTGATTTAGTTTCAAGAATAAATGGAAATATAATCGAGGGTGCGAAAGTTTTCGGATATCTTGCAATAATGTATGAAAATCTTGATGGCTTTTGTCTTAGAAAAGGTGGTATAATAGAGCTGTACTTTGAAAACGGAATACGAGCAAAAGGAAAGATAGATACTTTGGATTTGTTCGGGTATGAGATGAAAGAAGAGGAGCTGTCATTTTTTTTGAGTTGCTTTAATTCTTGCAATTTGGAAGTTTTGAGAGAATTGAAAGAGTATATTGAAAGTCCACTGTATCAAGTAGCATGACTTTTTATGTTGTGTTCATACTTTACTTTTTGCTAGTTTTTCCGATAGGGCGGTGCAAAATCCAATGACAAACACGCAAACCGCAAAAAACTAGATTTTTTTTAGGAATAGGAAAAAATGATTAAAAAAGGGTGCGAAAAGCAAGATGAAAAAATAAAACGCTTGGGGATTAGTCCGAAACGCATATTATTTTTCAGAGGGCAGTACGGGTGTTCGTTCGAGGACGCAGTTGAATTTGCACTTGAAAGAAAAAATATAATTGCGTGGAATCGGAAAAAAGATGTAAAAATAATCTTCAAAAATTGGACTTTGGGTGCAGAACAATGTGGAATTTCAGCAGATTCAGCACGTTCAGCGTATTTGGGCGGTATTCCGTGTAACGATTGGTTTTTTGATGATGATATGGAGATTGATTCAGACGAAGTTTTTCAGCGTTTGGAATCGGAAAATAAAAGATTAAACCAGAGGGTAAAACTTGCAAAGGATATTTTAAAAAAAACGTTTTGGTATCTTTCGCAGATTGATTTGATAACGATACAGAAAGTTACGGATTTTATCAGCGAGGATTAAAAAAACTTTTTTCAGCGTTTCGGGGCGGATAAAAAAATGACAAACGAAGATATAAGGCTAATAAAAAAGAGAATAGAACTTGTAAAAGTTATGAAAAAAGACGGTAAGAGCGAAGATGATATTTATACGGCTTGCCGACTTGTAAAGGCAAATGAACTGATAGAAGAAATCAAAAAGGCAGAAAGATTGATTGAGGAAAATGCAAAATACTATCATTGCAAGGAATCCGAAATTCCGAATAGTTTTAAGTTTGTTTGTTTTATGAATTGTTGGCAAAGTCCATTCGTTGCGTTGAATGAACTTTTGAAAAGAATTGATACGAATCAACAATTATTGAAACGAGAAGAAAAAAGAATCGGGATAAAATCGGGGTATAAAAGCCGATACAAAGAACTGCGTGAACTTTTGCAAAAGGAAGTAAACAAGCATGATTAGAATGTGCGAATCATGTGGAATCGATTTTGAAGCAAAAAACAACAAACAACGATTCTGTACACGGGAATGTTTTCTTGAACATCAGAAACGCAAGCAAAGACGGAAAAACCGCAAAAAGAAAACCATGCGTTTTAGCGGAGAGATTTACACAAACAGTGAGGATAAATTAAACGCTATCAAAGAAAAATATAGGAACGGAATAACAAAAGATATTTTGAAAGAGTTTGCAGAAAGTTTGAAAATAAATGCAAAAAAATCTATTGACGAAAAATTAATCATAGTTTAATATAAAAACATGAGGAAAAAAAACGTTCGTCGAACGTTAAAAATATCGGTGGTAACTTCCGATAAAGTTGCAAAAAGATATGACATTTTCCGTTTAATGGAACGGCATAGCACTTGCCGTGAACTCTATGCAGATTCGTTGAATCTCTTAGAGTTTGAAAAGTGCTAAAGGGGATTTTATGGAATACAAAGCATTTTCAACGTGTGGAGAACTGAAAGAACGTTTTATCAAAAAGTTTTGCAAGGGTGCAAAAATTCCAAAAGTTGCGAAGCCGTTGATTTGGTTGCGTGAAAAAGACACAAAAGATGAGGTTTTGATTTGTGCTTTTTCTGCGGTCGGGGAGAGTTGCGTTTATTTGGGCGGTGAATGGGTGCAAGTCGCAAAACTGATAGATTCGTATGAGTTTTTGGACGGAACTCCGTGCGGTATGCCTATTGGGAATCCTAACAAAATGGACGATAAAAAAGATATCAAAAAGAGTAAGTGGAAAAACTTGAAGGTCGTAATCAGAAAAAAGCCTTTTTGAAATAAAAAAAAACTTTCAAGAATCGCTATAGATAGCGTTTCTTTTTGCGAGTTGTGCTAAAAAGTGTAATCTTCTGAAAGCGTGGCAGAGTGCAAGTAGAGGAATCTTTCAGAAATGAAAGTTTGAAAGTTTTTTCAGCGTCGGGTTTTGACTGTTTTCTTCCCGACGCTTTTTTTGTGGTTGCGTGTTTTTTATAAAAAATGTATTATATCTAAAATCTGTCTACTACTTAGCAGACCATGAATAAAAATCTCCTTTTTAAGATTTGCACGGCTATCCTCCAAGCCGTGTTTTTTTTGTGCAAAATATTTATTTTTTTCAAAAAAAACTATTGGCGAATAATAAAAACTAGCGTAATATATAAACATAAAGGCGAGCGAATTAAAGCCGACCCAATAAAACAAACAAATTGATTAAAGAGGTGTTAAAATGAAAACAACAAAGATTTACACAGAGAACAAAAGAGTTAACAAGGCGATTAACTTCTTCATCAACAAACTTGCAGAAAGGTTGCTTGGTGTAGGTGTTAAAGTTTCTCCTGATTCATTCATGTTCACAGATGATTATATCTGTGAAATTCGGTTCGAGGTTTACGACCCATTCATTAACGAAACAAAATGCGTTCATTCTCGTTGGTGCTTGTCTAAAGACGCAAGAAGAAAACCACAATTCTTGACATTCTGTTAATAAAGACACAGATTACAACTCTACAGATTATGCAGAAATGCTATTTTGTGGAGTTGTAAAGCAGATTCGGAAGAATCTAGCGTATAAAAAGTTTTGCAAACGTTGTCAAAATGTTCTATAATAGCATTAAAGGCGGTTTAGAATGGCAACGTTTGCAGAACTTTCACAGACTGAAAGAAACGAACATCATAAAAATATTTTTGGTATTTTGGCACGGCATGAAAACGGATTGACACAAGACGCTCCGAAAGAAATCATACTTGATTCTGCCGAATTGGAATCAATCAAAGACGAAATGTCCGAGATAGTGAACGACGCTAGGCAGAATGTGCAGTCATTGGACGAAATGAAAAAAAGTCTGATGATAAAAATTCCGAAAAGAATTGAAAATGTGAGATTGACAGAGGACGGATATTTTAATTCCGTTTCGGGTGTCGGCACTGATATCGACCCCGCCATGTCAACGGAAGCATTTACCCCTGTTTCAATCCTTCCTCAAGAAGCGACTTCTTATTATGCAAACGGCGGTATTCCGTCAAGGATTATTGATAAAAAGTCGGGTTGTCTATCTTTGGACGGTGTGCATTTTGAATGTTCTGAATTTTCTGCCGATGATTTGACAAGGCTTGATGATTATGCAGTTAGTTGCGGTTTTTCTGAATCGTACACGCAAGGAATTACGCAAGCGTTGATTTTTGGTGGGGCGGTTACTTATCCGATTCTTGATGATGATAACCCTATTAATTTTTTGGATTCGTTGAAAAAAATCAAAGAAAGGACATTCGGCAAAAAAGATTTTATTCGGCATTGGGTAACGGCAGACCGCTGGAATTGTGTATTCGTTCCCGATTACAATATCACCGCAAAAGATTATCTTTATGCAAAATCGCTTTTCATTCCGCTTGGTGGTGTGCGTGTGTCTACCCAAAGAATGGCGATGATTCGACCGAAAAAACTTCCATTTTGGGGAGCTATTCAGCAAATGGGGTGGAGCACTTCTGATTTTGAAGGGTGGATTAAGGATTTTGAATCTTATCAGATAATGAAAATGTCATTGCCGATTATGGCGCAACAATCATCTTTGATGTACCATGCAATGCCCGCCGATGGACTTATCATTGAAAATGGGGCGGAATTTGCAAAGCAGTATTTCAAGGAAAACGAACAGCAGATGAGGGAGTGGAGCATTTTGCACCCTAGAGCGATAAACTCAATCGGGGAAATAAAAATCCTTGAAAGGACTTATTCGGGTTATCGTGATCTATTGGACGAATCACGGCTTGCATTGTGTGCTAGTTCGGGTGTCGCAGAATCAATCCTTTTTGAGGAAAAGGCGACGGGCTTAGCAAGCGACAACAGAGAGGACGTAACGCTCAAACAGTCGGAAATGATTCGGCTTCTGTTCAACAATGTCGCACCGAGTTTTCAGCATTGTATCGAATTGCTTGTATGTTCATGTTTCGGGGCGGATTCAGAGCAAGCGAAACACGCAAGCAAAGTCAGAATCAAGGCGGATAATGGGTTTGTTTTGTCGGAAACAGAAAAGATTGATATGGGCTTGAAGTTTTCGCAGATGATACAGACCCTTTATTCTGTCGGAATTCCTCTGAAAGAATCTATCGAACTTTCAAAGACATTCGCTCCGAGTGCGGATATTTCGGCGGAAACGATGAAAGCATTGACGGACGCAGATGATTCGGAGATGACGGCGGATATTTGGGAAATGTTGCAAGCAAACAGAGGAATTGAAAAATGAACGACATTTGCAAACGAATCTTGCAGAAAAAAACAGAAAACCAAATGACATGGGACGAATTGTGCAAAAAAGCTAAAATCGGCTTGGCTAGTTGGATGTGCGGTATGGACGGAACTCCCACGGAATCGGAAATAAAAAAAATTTCAAAAGCGTTAGGAACTTCAGCAAGGTGGATTAAAAATGGAAAGTCAAAAGACTGTTGAAAGATTCGGTTATATTTACAACTCAAAGACCGCAGAGGGATTCAGCAACATGAAGAAGCACGGAATCCCTAAACCGCTTTTTTCGTTGCAGTCAAAGTTGGCAAAATCCGTTGACAAGCGTTTCAAAAAAATGCTTAGGGATTGTATAAGACAGCTTAAAGCAAAGATGAAGCAAAGAAACGTATCTTTGACACAAGACGAAAGGGCGGAGGCAGATGATTCAGATTTTGATTCAGACACTCTTTCCGATTTGCTTAGCTTTTTTGATGAGCAGTCAAACATTCTGAAAGAATCCGAGGAAATCGCAAGGAAAGAAAACCTCCGCTACATTGCCGAGGAACTTGATAGGGAGTGGAAAGAATCTGAGAGCGAAGAACTTGAAAGGCTTGATACGACTTGGACGGGTGATATCGACGATGATTTTAGACCGCTTCTCGAATCGGTATTCAAGAAAGAGCAAGCGGACTATTATGAGCGACTTAAAAAAGATTCGTCGGCACGTTTCAGAAACATTTTAGAATCGTTTGAAATTGATAAGAATCAATTTTTCTCGGAACACTCGGAAGAGGTTCGTCGGCTTTACATTGATAACAGTTTGGAGCGTCTTAAAGGCGAAACGGATTTACTGAAAAGCAGAATCATAAAGACAATCATTGATTATGCAGACGGAAAGACGGACACGCTAGGGATAACGGATTTAGTAAGACAGTGTTACGAGGGGAGCGAATCGCTTAGCCGATTATTTGCAAGAGACCAAATGCAACGGTTTAACAAGGCTTGCACGTTGTCAACGTTCGCAAGTGCGGGGGTAAAAAAAGTGAAGTGGATAACGTCGCACGACGGAAGAGTCCGAAAGACGCATAAGGAATTGGACGGAAAGATTTTTGACGTGCATGACTTGCCGAAAGAAGTCGATGATTATAACTGTAGATGTGGATTAGTACCTGTAGAGTATGAGGACGATTAAAAATGATCTATGATTTTTTGGTACATGGCGAAACCCCTAGCAAAAAGAATAGCAGAATCAATACTCGGAGCGGACGAAGTTTTCCGAATAAGAGATACACGGAATGGCACAAAAACGCAATGAACGAACTTTTTGCAGAAGTGTTCAACTTGAGGAACGAAGAGAAAGCGAAACTGCCGATAAAACAATGTAGAATAAAATTGACGTTCATTCATGGGGATTTGAGGAAACGGGATTCAGACAACGGAACATCTTCGATTTTTGACACTCTGAAAGATTCGGGGATTATCGTTGATGATAATTGGCAAGTCATAAAGCATTATGAAGTATCAAATGACTTTGAAAAAAATAAACCATGTTGTATGATTCATATCGAGGCGGATTGATACATGGACAACAATTTTTTGAAAGAATTTCTGAATACGATAGTTTTTCTGATACCCGTTATGGGCTTGGTATGGAAAGGAGCGAAATTGTCAGCACGGCTTGACCAATTGGAAACGAAGGTCGGTGAGAACATCGGCAAGTTTTGCAACGACCATAAAACAATGCAACAGGAATTAGACGAAGAAAAACAGTACAGATTGACAGATACTCAAGAACTGAAAGATATACTGAATCGGATTCAGCAAAGTATCGTGAGACTGGAAACAAAAATCGACATAGACGACAGACGGGGAGCGTAAAGAATGGACATGACAGACAAGGCGACACAGACAGACAGACCGCAAACATCAGCAGAAATCATGGACAAAATAAACCCTTTGCATTTGCAGAACATCGCACAGTTCGGGTGTTGTGCGTTCGCTTTGCTTTGGGCATTGGGTTTTGAGTTTGCCGACAACGTGCGAGCAATTAAGACGCTATCGGATATGATTGAGCATAAGGCAATCGGCAAAGATTGTACGGTGTATTGGGTAGACGCTATCCGCTATCTTACGGGGCGGACGGCTTTTATTGAGTTCAAGACGATTCAGAACGCAAGCGAGCTAAAGGACATAAAAGGACGGATTATCGTAAGATACGACCATAACGGCTACAATCATTGGGTAGGTGTAGAAAATGGCGAAGTCGTGTATAATTCGCTTAATGATTCTGTTTGCGTGAGATACGGAAAACCTACGCAAGCAAGGATTATTCACATAAACGAGGAGTAAAAAAAATGAAAATAAAAAATCTTTCGTTGCTTGTCAAAATCGCATTGATTACAATCGGTTTTGCGTTGTGCGTTATGAAGTGGTTCAACGTCTTGCCAAACGCTACGATAAATGAAATATGGGTGTCCGTTTCGTTTGCGTATGGGGTCGGCTTAGGAACAATCGATTTTAACATTATCCGTGATAATTGGATTGAGGGCGGAAAGTGATTCGTGATTATTTATGTTTGGGTTTTCTTGCGGTTTGCGTTCTGTTCTTTTTCCGTCTTTGGGTTAGGGAGCGTAACGAGCGGAAACGGCTTGAGGAATTTTGCGTACAGCAGAAAAAAGACATTGAGGAATTGCAGAAACATTTCGACGCTTTGAAAAGGATAGTCGAAAGCGAGAAACAACTGAACAAGAGAATCAAGGAATCAAAAAGTCATGAAGAAAACATTGATATTTTTAATTACATACGGAATCTTAACAATCGCAAGTCTGTTTCTGATTCTGTTTCTCGGCTTGGTAACGAGTTGCAGAACAACGACGGAAATTCAGGCAGTTCTGCCCCCGCTACCACAAAGAAAGCCGATTGAGTTCACGGAATGGAACGAAACCGAGATTCTTGAAACTCTGAACTATTACGAGCATTTAGTTCAAGAATGGGAATCATGGGCGGATTATGTAAAGACAAAAGAAAATATCATCATCATCGGAGAGTAAAAAAAATGGCGGAATTAAAAAATATAAGGATAGCGACAAGTGGAATTTATGAGTATGCAAAAGAAGAATTGCCGTGTTTGCGGTTGTCGTTGGAGAACGCTCCCGAATGGGTAGAGAAAAAAGACGTTTACAGCGTTTACCGCCCTGCAACTGTTTTAGCGTCAGCCGTGGATAAGTTCAAGATGTTGCCATTGACACATCATCACCCTAGCTCCGTTGTGGACGGTACGAACTTTAGGGAGTTTGCGGTCGGCTACACGGGCGAGAATCCTAGCGTGGATTATCTCAAAGACGTTGACGAAGTGGGTATAAAATCAACTGTCATGCTTTACGATGATGAATCTTTGACGGCTTATGAAAATGGCGAGGTTCAACTTTCAGCCGGCTACATTGCGGATTTTGAATGGCGGAAAGGAACGACGAAAGACGGCAAGGAATACGACATAGTAATGACAGAAATTAAAGACGTGAATCATGTCGCACTTTTGCCGAATGGTAGGGGCGGTGATAAAGCCGTAATACTTGATAGAGCAATGAAAAAGAAAAACGACGTGTTCAGCATGGCGAAGAATAAGAGCGTTTTCAGCGTCGCAAGATTCGAGGTGGGCAGATGATTTTCAGCAGTGCAAAAAAGACGAAACTTGTATTGACTGACGAAGATTTGAAACTGATTGAGGACAATGAAAAAGATTCGTCGATTGATTGGCATTATGTGTGGTTTAGGACAAATGCAGAAATTAGGAATAGGGGCTACACATGGAATAAGGTTTGCCGAGGAATTCCGATATCGTTGAAAACGTGGATGTCGGGGTTGCCGACAGAACAGCCGACAAAACTTGAGATATTGAAAATTGCGAAGTTCATAGGGGCGGACTATAATTATCTTATGTATGGAGATAAAGCGAATGAATAAAAAGTTGTATGGCTTGATTTCGACAATCATTGTATCTTGTGGTACAATCGGCAGTGCGTTGGTTGGATATTTTCAGCCGACATATTATACTGCAATTATCGGAGCTATTACGATAGCAGTTTCAGCAATTAATGAAATTCTTTTACTTTTTGTAAAGGAAAAGGAGAAAGACGAATGAAAATCCTTACAGGACTTTTCCGCATGGCAAGGAAAAGAACACAGACAAAAGACGGTGCAGAAGATTTCCGTGCAAGTCTTACGGCACTCGTTGACGAAAGAGAATCATTGACGGACGAGGGGGTCAGCAAAAAAGTTGACGAACTTAAAGCGATGATTACAGACCTTCCCGACAGCGAGGACAAAGAGAAATTGTCAAGATACCTTGATGATTTTAGGGCGGTCAAGGAACAGGACGAAGCAACCGCAAAAGAAGCGGTCAACATGGTTGCGGGGTTGTATGAATCACTTGATTCGTCGGCAAGTGCAGACGCTCCAAACGCAACGGAAACGACAACGGCGGACGAAGAATCGGAAGCAGAAACCGCCGTCAAGGAAACCGAAACGAAAGACGAAGAGACCGCAACGGAAGCAACAAAAGACGAGGGCGGAGAGGAAAAACGCTATTCGCTTGATGAACTTTTTGAGATGATTAAAACGCTCAAAGACGGTTGCAAGGACGAGAGCGAGAAAGTCGAAGAGAAAAAGGACGAAGAGAAGAAAGACGAGGAAACAAAGGACGAGGGCGAGGAAGTAACCGAAGACCACGCTCCGATGATACCGATGAATATTTCCAATTCAGCGTCAAAAGGTTCACTTTCGGAACTTTTCGCAAACATGAAAAAAGGGGGTAGATAATGGAATCTACAATGAATTTGTCAATCGGATTTAAGGGAAGTTTGAAACTCAACGCGCAGAGCGTTCCACTTGCGGAGGGTTATCTTAAACTTGGTGGAATCGTTGGAGATTCTAACGGCTTGGAGTTCGGTCGTGTTGTTTCGGCGGATTCGGACGAGCCGAGTGTTGTCTATGTCGGAAATAACGGCGGTGATAAAGTCGTTCGTGGTATTTCGGTTTTTGATGACGCTATCGCACAGAACGCACCCGCACACGCTAACAAGTATCTTGCCGATATGCCTTGCGCATTTGTAAACAAAGGACTTGTAAAAATTATGTCATGGGTAGACGGCAAAGACCCTATCATCGGACACAAGGTCGAGTTTGACGAAACGACGGGTAAAATCGGTTTTGTCGCAAGTTCAGCAGATTCGGGTTTTGCGATTCTTGAGGGCGCAAAAGTCGTGGACGTAACAAACGACGGAGCTTATATTTGGTTGTCGTAAAAATAGGAGAGTGAAAGAATGATTATTGATTGTTCTAGAGAGTTCAAAAGGGTCGGCAAGATTGCCGAAAGAATGGTAAATGGAAACGGCAAGGCTAACGAACTTCTGAAAGACGCTACTTTGCAGATTGGTAGGGGTTCAGATTCGCATTATGGGGTTTCAGCGTCGGCAGTTGCAAATCCTTATTATGTCGGTGATTCTGCCATGATTGGCAATGCCGTCGGACTTACTCCAGAGTTGGAGGCACTGTATAAAAAGAACGCCTTGAATGTGGACATTAAACCACGTTTTAACATGAGGACGGGAAAGTATGATATGTACTTTTCAAAAAGCGGAATCAAGACCTACACGGGCGATAGTGGAGAGCTTATTTCGGCACAAGCTATTTCGCCGTGGAACGCTTCTTATTTCCCGCAGTTGTTCCGTCAGCCGTTGCTTTACTCTCATGCAAGGGAGCTTGTAAAGAGACTTGGCGGAACACAGCCGTGGGCAGAGGTTCAGAATCTTCAGCTTGCGGGCTACAGCGGTTGGGGATTGATTGACAATGCGGGAGCAGTGTCGGCTAACCTCAAACAGAATGTAAACGTTCAGAGCGGTTTGATGAGTTCTGCAATCATCAATATCAAAGTTTTCTACAATTTCACGATTGAGGAAATGGAGAGAGCAAAAGAAAACGGCGGTTCTCCTTTTGCTGGTTCGCTCATGGCAGAGAAGCAGAGATATGCGCAGTATGTCATTGACATGATTACTGATTATCTCACTTATTACGGCAACGAAGAAACAAAAACTCTTGGTTTGCTTGATATCAACGGCGAGACTACTTGGAGCGGTCAGACGCTTGAGGAAATCGCAAACGACGCAAGCAACACCGCAAAGGGTTACACCATGTATAAGGTTCTTGCAAAGGCAATTACTGATTTCATGGATAACTCACAGAATAAGTTCAACGTGATTCGTGTTGCAATGTCGCCAAAAGCATACAACATTTTGACAAGCGTTCCTTATTCCGACAACTACGAAGCAAAATCAGCGTTGACGATTTTTGAGGAAAACTTCAATGCGGGGGTAACGAAGAACGGAACAAAGCCGACGATTCAGTTCTTTGCAGACCCTTTCCTTTCGGCAAACACTGAATTCAATGCAAGCGTTTCGGATAAATTGATCATCACCGCACCCGAAATCAGCATGGGAACAGATGACGAAACACAGGATATTTTGATGTTGGGAGTTCCACTCGAAAACTTCACTTATCCAGTCTATCCGAACTCATACGACCAACAGCACGCAGTACTCCGCCGTTTTGCGGGCGTTTTCGCACCGATTGCAAGTGCCGTCAAAGTATTCAGCGGATTCGGAACGACAGTCCGCACCGTTGCGAAACCGACGGCAAGCGTAGAGAGCGGAACGGTAGCGAGCGGAACGAAAGTAACATTCAGCACCGCAACAGAGGGAGCAACAATCAAGTATACAACTGATAACAGCGACCCTATCACAAACGGAACTGAATACAGTGGAGAATTGACAATTTCGGCAACTACGACTTACAAGGTCGTAGCGATTAAGAGCGGTTTTGAGCCGTCGGAAGTTGCAACGTTCACTTATACAGTAGCGTAGTAATGTGATAAGATAAGAAAAGGGAATCTACAGAAAAAATGTAGGTTCTCTTTTCTAGGAGTTTTTTTATGAAATATATTCAGTCGTTTTATCAGTACCCCGTAACTTTCAGCAGTATCGGAAGAACGCTCCCCGCAAAAAATGCAGAGGGCGAATCAAGGAACATTGCGGAATTTACGGAAGCCGAGATTACAAAACTTGAGAATTGCGAGCCGTTCTATCGTGAACTTTTGCGTAATAAAAAGATTCGTGTAATCAATCACATTCCGACTTCATACATTCCCGCAAGCGAAAGAATCAACAAGGCAAACGAAACAGCCGAGATTCTGAAAAACGAGAATGAAGAACTTAAAAAGAAAATCGCAGAACTTGAAAAAATGGCGAAATCTGAAAAAGATTCAGAATCAGCAGAACTTGAGAAAATCGAGGAAGTTGAGGAATCGACAGAAGCACCAAAGAAAAGAGGTCGCAAGGCAAAAACTGAATAAAGGGGCGGAGCATGACAGTTCAAGATTTTAAGTATTCTGATAATTTTCCTACTCTAACAGATAGCGAGATTAACGACGCTTATGAAATTGTATCTGTCATGTTCAGCGGGGTTCTTACTTGTTGGAAGAAAGTAGCAGAGCCGACGAGAACGCAGAAAAGAGATTTATTGATGAATCTTTTGATTGCGTGGTATTTGTTGGACTTAAACCCAACTAAGGCGGTCGGGGTTATCGGAAACGGTGGTATGACTTTATCATCAAAAAGCATTGGTGGAACTTCATTGTCGTTTTCGGACATGGACGCTCAAGAGGGATTGAAGCAACTTAATTCTAACGTATTCGGACAAAAAGCCCTTTTAATGATTCAGTCAATCCCCGAGAGGTTTTCTATTTATGTCTAGTTTTGTCAATTTGCAGATGTCAATGCGAGAAATGCCGAATATGGACGAAATAAAACAATTTGCATTGAACGCAAACGCTACAATAAAAGTTGGTTTTCTTTCGGGTCGGCAACACGTCGAAACAAAGCACAAGGCAAAAGACGGACAATATAGGGAATCGGACGGAAGTTCAGCGACATTCAAGGCGATTGAGACAGCAGAACTAGCAAAGCAGTTATCATTCGGAACGGCAACGACACCCGCCCGACCTTTCATTGAGGACGCTTTAAGGCAGAACAATGCAAAACTTTCAGCAGAAATTGAAAAGCAAGTTGCAAGCGTCAAGAATGGAAACGTTGCGAACTGGGATAAAGTCGGAACAATGGCGGTCGGAGCTATTCAAGAATTCGTGAGGGGCGATTATTACAAAAGCACAGCACCAAACGCACCGACAACGATAAAGCAAAAGGGGAGCGATACCCCATTGATTGACGGGGCGGATTTAGTCAATTCTTGCGAATATGTGATAGAGGGCTAAAAATGGGTATTTATGGCGATATGCTTTTAGTTTTTCCCGAGCAGTTTAGGACGTTCACGGCTTATGAGATGAACGCTTTAGTCAACGGCGGATTCGAGAAAGTCGAGGGGAGCGAAAGAGATGTTTTAGGAATCGTGCAGAACACAAAAGGAAACGCAATAGCAGAGCAAGGCGGAAACCTTGTGAATAAAAGCGTTTTTGAATTGTGGACGAGTTCGACAAATCTTGACGGCTTATTTATCGACATTGACGGAAAGCCGTTCAGATTGATTGATTCTAATAATTGGGTTCTTGAGGGCGGATTCAAACGGTATACATTAGAAATGGTAGGGGGTAACAATGCAACTGAATCAGACGACACTGCGTGGAATCTTGGCAACGATTCTTTCAGTTGATATATCCCATGTAGTACCTAAGCAGTCGAATTGGTGGAATCCGCAAAGCAAAGAAAAAAACATTGAAAATTGGGTTGCTTACAGAATCCGAAGCAATACACCAAAAGCGACTCCGATTTATAGGGAGCTTGAAGAGAATAAAAATTCTTTATGTGTCCTTAAACTTGCCGAGATTGAATTGCAGATAGTCGGCAAGGATAGCGAACGGATAGCGCAAAGCGTTTCAGCATGGGCGGTTCGTGAAGATGTCAAAGAAGAGTTTGCGAAAGTTCACGGGTCGATTATGTATGAGGATTTAACGGCAATATCGTCGGACTTCTATCAAGACGGAAGAAACACGGTGATTGCGTGGAATATACCGAATTTAAAAGTTTTGTGGTATGATTGCTACGAAACGAATCAACAGAAGTTGAACAATATTTCTTTAGGGGGAAATGTGAATGTCAGAATTTAATGGTTCGATTGCTCAGGTAAATGTACAGTTTCCGATTGAAACAGTAATAGAGCCGATTGCGGGCGAGAATTACTCTAGGGCAATGATTTTTATGCACGAAACATTCGCAAGCGAAAACTTGCCGAATGTTGACAATCCGAAAGCGGGTATGAAGATTGAATTGGATTCAAGTTCATACGCAAATATCACGGGCGGACTTCTTAAAAAATGGCTTGTACCTTTTTTCACGTCAGCACAAACGGCAAAACTTGCGGTAGTCCTCTATGATTCGGACTACACAAGAGAAATCCCCGTTTATTCTTATTCCGAATATTCCGAGACACTTGAGCCGACGGATAATCCGCATGATTTGGGCTTGTACGAATTGAATGATAATGTTTACACTTTGACTGCCGACACGACACCGACGGAAGGGAAAACATATTACACGAGAACGCAGACGGGAACACAGACGGAAACGACACCCGCCACTTTCTCTCTTGAAACAGCGTATGGACATTATAAATATTACGCATATTTCAAGTTCGGATTCTCAAACATTGAAAATTATGTCAGCTTGCAGAAACAGTTGGCAACGCTTTGCATGGCGGATTCTCTTTATTCCGATTTGTGGGTCGGCACTTCCGATACTCATGTTTTAGAAAAAACGTCAACGCTTATTTCCGAGTTGAACAGTATCAACGCAAATGCAAGGGTTATTTACAACCCTAACGCAGAAATCAATCCCGCACTTGCACAGCTTGGAGACACTCTCGGAGCGGTAAATTCAACGGGGACTCCGATTGGAAACGATATTGACGGTCATGCCTTCGGAACTATCGGAGCGTCGGGAAATCTTGACGATGACGGCTACTATCTGAATCTTTCGGCGACAGAAAAAGCGATACTTGACGAGCAGAAAATCGGCTATCAGACTTGGGTCGGCGACGGTACGGAAAACGTAGTTACAGAAGGTTCACTCTCATTGAAAGGCGAAGTTGTCGGAGCGAACTGGGTAAAGCACTATATCGAATATGTTTGCAAAATCAAATCAGCGTCGTACATGACAAGAAGAAACAAGTTCCGAAACAATGCGGAATATCAAGCCGTCTTGACGATTCTTTCGGGGGTGATAAAACCTTTCGTGGATTTCGGACGCTTGGCAGATTTTGTCATTACCGCACCGACATTTTCACAGTTGCCAAAATCGGCGGATTCGTTCACAGTTCCGAACGCATGGGAAGCAACTTACATCGACAGAATCCGAAATATTACAGTATACGGAACATTGTACGTTACACAGCCGACAAAATAAGGAGCGTAGAGAATGGCAAATCATACAGTAATTTCAGCGGGTCAGTTTACCGTTACCCTCGAACACCCATTGTGGAACGACGGAACACCAACGACAATCGGCGGATTCAAGTTGGAAGGTCAGATGGTTCAAGACCAACAAGCATTGGATTCGTCGAAGATTGTTGCACTTGCAAACGGCAATACAATCACGATTACAAACAATAATCTTTCGGGTTCTTTGACTTTCAACGTAACCGCAACAAACGGCGACGATGACATGGTAAAGATTGCGAAGTATCTGAAATCGGTCGGAGATTCTGTTGGTGGAACTATCCGTATCACACAGGAGATAAACGGCAAGACAAACGGCGATACATATTATTCTTGTACTGTCAAGAATTGTCCAAACAGAATCATTCAAGGAAACGACGCTCCTGATTATTCTGTTGTTTGGAATTACGGCGAATACAAGTCCGACGAGTAGGAGCGTAAAGAATGGAAGAGTTGAAACTCACAAGGAAAGTTTACGACGAAGCAATAGAGAACATTGAGAAAGTGTCAGAAAAAGACGCTTATTTGAATCAGTTTGAAGTTGATTTCGTGGACGGACTGAACACCGCCAGTGTCATGGAAATCTGTAGGATTATCAATGATTCTAGCTTTGAGAGCAAAGTCCGATTGATGAAGATTTGCATTGAGGGCAAAAACGTAAAAGTAAAATGCCCTAACGGAGATGTGGAATCATTCAGACTTGGTAGCAGTTCCGACGGCTTGGACGGAATCCCATTGTTCCAGAAAGAGCCTTTTGCGTTGGCAATGCTTGCAGATGTTGTCTATGGGTATGTCCTAAAAAAATCAATTCGCTTTTCGGTAGCTCGAACGAAGAGCGAGAAATAGACATAAAAGCCATTAAAGCAAAAAATGCCATAAAGAAGATAATGCCAAATTCTTTTTTATGGCTTTTTTACTCTTACAATGCAGAATATGCAAGAATTCCTTTAGACTTGGACGATTTATGCGACGGCTTGCGATGTCTTAGAGCAAAAAATAAAGTACAATCTATTTATGGTGAGGTCGAATAATGGCAAACGGTTTTTTGTACGATGTTAGGGCGGTTGTAGATAAAGCAAGTTTTTCGGAAGGAATAGCACAAGTCCAAAAACTCGGAGAATCGTCAAAAAAAGTCATTCTCGGAATTGCGGGGATTGCAACCGCATTGATTGCGACGGCGACCGCAAGTGCCGAGGTCGCCAATTCAGAAATGAAAATGGCTAGAGCCATTGGAATGGGGTCAGACGCTTTAGCGACATTCAAAACGTCGGCAAGCATTGCGGGGGTGTCGGCTAACGGCTTAATCAGTTCTTTGAGTGCGATTGAATCCAAAATGCAACATCTCAAGACGGGCGAAGTCGATAGCGGTATGGCGAAGAATCTTGCCATGCTTGGAATCGGATATGGCGAATTCGCTCAAATGGATTCTAACCAAAGAATGTCAGCCGTATTTGATAAAGCGTCAAAAATGGACGACCAAAGATTAGCGTCGCAGATGATTTCGGACGTTCTCGGAAGTGCGGGGCGAGAGTATTACGACAATCTGAAATTAGCGGGGAAATCATTAAGTCAGCAATTAGCAGAATCAAGGCAATTAAATTATATGTCTGAATCATCTCGAAAAAAAGCCGTTATTTTTGGTATGGAAATAAGGGCGGTCAAGGAATCGGGAAAAAGCATATTGCAGTTATTCGGGTCGGAACTTGCGGGAGCGATAACACCGACAATCCGCAAGGCAAAACAATTTTTAATATCTAATCGTGAACAGATACGCAAAGGGATAGCGGGATTCGCTCAAAATGTGGGGGCGGTATTTAATGCTATTGCGGGCGGTATCGAAAAAGCTATGCCGTTCGTTTCGGGGCTTATCGACAAATTCGGCGGATTGGATAAAGTTATCATAAAAGTTGGCACGGGTTTTGGGTTGCTCAAACTTGCGAAAGTTGCGGGCGGTATAAAGTCAATCGTGAAAGGGGTCAGCGGACTTAAACTTGCCTTAGGCGGTTTGGCGGGTATGGGATTGGGAATGATTGGCGAAGATATCATTTCTCATTTTATGGGCGGTAACTCTTTTATATTTGATTTTCTCATACCGAAAATAAAAGAAATCTATAAAGAACTTGGTGACATGGGAATTTCTCTGAACGTTGACGGAATCAAAGACCTTATCAAATCACTGAAAGACTGTTGGGATAATTCGGAAGAGTTAAGGAAAACATTGTTGCAGATATCAAAAATATCACTTGAGGGAGTTATGGCAAGTTTTGTTTTGACATTGAATGATTCTGTTTTAGCCTTGAAAACTCTGGCGGACGCCTTGTCAAAAATTGTCAAAGGTGATTTCAGCGGAGCTTTTGATACGCTTAAAGAGGGCGGGGAAAAGTTTAAGGAACGGAAAACAGAGCAAGTAAAAACCGCAATAAACACAATAAAAGACGAAAACGCAACGATAGGACAAAAAGCAGTTGCGGGAGTGTCTATAGTTCAGAGCGGTGTTGCGGGAATTGCCGTAACGGCAGAGGAATTGCACGAATCGGCAAATAAAAGCTATGTAGAGAAACAGAGAGCGAAGAGAGCAAAAAAAGCGGGTTACACGGGCGGTCATCTTGGCTCCGGGAAAGTTACATCTACAACGGAAACAACGGAAACAACGGAAACACCGAAAAAGAAAAAAGGATTCGTAGACACCGTAAAATCATTTTTTGGTATTGGTGGTAAAGATGAATCTATCAACGACGGAATTATCAGCCCTAATGGACACGTTACGCAACTAAATCCGAATGATTGGGTTTTTGCGGTAAAAGATTTAAGGGATATGGCAAGCGGATTCATTCCGAATGTCAGCACGAACAATAATAATTCGAATGTGTCTTATGTAATCAATCAAAACTTTACAGTAACGAATGCGGGCGGTAATATAAGACAGCAAGCATATAACGGAGCGTCGGAAGCGTTGAGAATGGCAACAATCAACGCAAATATGAAAAGTCAGATGATGAGCGGAGCAAGATAATGTTAGTATCATTGGGAAAAGCAGTAATCAAAAAAGACCCTAGAGCGTTGAGAATGGTGCGGACGATGATAGAAAACCCCGCCATTGTTTCGACGAATCCGCCGTTTGCCGTTTCTCTTGAGGTCGAATCTTACGAAAAATCAGCGACGGCAGAAGTATCTCAAATTCCGATAATCACAGTCGGAGCGACAAGCAAAACAATATTAAATGACAACGTAGCACCACAGCCGAAAGAATGGAGTTTGAGCGGATATATCGGGGGGGATTCGCAGATAGAGCAAACGAATCAATTTACACCGATAGTCCGCATGAATACAGATTTTCTTTGGCTTGCGTTTTCTTTAGGTTCTCGAATCATCTTTAAGGATATCGACCAACAATTATTTACAAATTGCGTTATATCCGCCTTTTCCACTTCGTATCAGAAAGACTGTAAAAACAAAACACCTTTTAGCATGACTATAAGGGAGCTTGTAAAGATTGACGCAGAAACGTCCGAATTGACTTTGACGGAAAACGTATCGCAAGCCGACGGCGGAGCGTCTGATATGGGAACTGTCAGCGGGTCAAAGTGGGGCGACCCGCAATCCGTTGTATTACATAAAAAGCTAGACCCTAGCACTATCGGAACAGTCTATAAAAACTAAAGGGGGATAAAATGCAGAGTGCGGAAAGCGTTTTCAATGTCGATTGGTTTGATTCTGATATTGACGGTGATTTTAATTTCTCATGCGTACACCCCGACGGAGTTTTTAATTTTACTTTCAAATGGTTTAACGACCGTTGGAACGCATGGGCGGAACTTCCTAGCGGGGAGATAAGAGCGTTCGGAGTTTTGCCGAATGTCGTTTCATGGACGGGATTCACGGACTATTCAATTTTCTTTTCGACTGATTTGAGCGTGATTGACAAGGATTCTTTGAAGAACACGCAACTTTGCATAATAAAATGGGAGTAGTCTGAATGTTTCGTGATTCTCTGAAATATCTGAAAAAAAACATCGTTCAGCCGAAAACGGCAAATTTTAACAAAATAATCAATCTGAAATTCTCAACGTCAAACGGAAAAGTATTTGAAATCAAAACACCGAAAATAGGCAGTAAACCCGACATTGAAATATCGGGGAGTTTGACACCGAATGGATATGCGGAAAACTTTGAAATAAGGGTAAAAAATCTCTATATCAGCGGAATTGAATCCGATTTAACGACTGTAGAAGTATCGGCGGGATATGCGGATAAATTATCTAGCGGATTATTCGGAACTGTAACGAATTGTTACACGGCTAATCCGAGTCCAGACAAAGAAACTGTAATTCTTTGCACTTGTGCGAATGTCGAAACATGGAGCAAAGAAACTATTGATTTGAAACTTGAAAAGAATTTCACGTTGTCAACGGCGGTTGCACAAATTGCGAATAAATTAGGATATGCGTATTTTATCGAATCGTCATTGATGAATTCAGTGAGTTCAGCTCCGTTTTATTTCAACGGTCGTTGCAGTGTCGCCTTGAACAAGTTGAAAACATTCTTTCCGAAAATCTTGATAGAATCGGACGGCAAAAAAGTAACGGTATATTCAGCAGAATCGAAAATGATTTCAAAAGTTGTACATACTTTGAAAATATTTTTGCAATCTCCACAATTCAGCGGGGGAGCCGTTTCTCTTTCCGTTCCATTCAATCCCGTTTTTAAGTGCGGGGATTTTGTCAGATTTCCGACAACATTTGCAAGCAAAACAATCGGCAGTTTGTTGTATAATGAAGCGCAGATTAATTCCATTCAATTTTCTTTCGGAACTGTCAGCGATACGAATGAAATGATTCTTTCATGCACACCGACAAGCAAGATAGGAGCGTAAAGAATGACAACAGTACAAGCCATGTCATTAAGCGAAAAAGACGTTATTACAAGCATAATAAACTCGTTTTATTTCGTTGATTATGGTTACATAAATCAAGTCAATTCGGATAAGACCGTAAACGTAACACACGCAAACAAAACCGTAATGATTGACGGCACGGAACTGAATGAAACGATAACGAACAATGTTGAAGTTTTGACGGTTTGCGGGGCGGGATTTGCAGTCAGCTTTGACTATAAGGCGAATGACAAAGTTTTATTGCTGGGTTTGAAAGATTATATTCCGAATGTCGCAAACGTAAAAAAGGCGGAAGTTCCTAGTTCGTTCGTTCATTACGATAGAGCGACATTAAAGGCTTTGCCGTTGTGCGTATTCTCGGACGAAGCGAAAGTAAAAATGATGATTGAAGAGGGAAAACTAACGATAGAATCGGAAGCAGAAACAATCATCAACGCAAAAAAAATAGAACTAAATGGAAATAGTAAACAGTTTGTGACATGGGCAGAATTAAACTCGGCTTTATCAACTTTTGTTTCTCAATTAAACATAAGTTTACAGACGGGAGCGACACCTTCGGGGGGCGGAAAGGTAACTTTTGCGACACCACCACCGAGCAGTATTGACATTTCATCGGCGAAAAGTCAAAAAGTCGTTTTAGGGGGGTAACATGGATATAAAAATGAAAGCGGAAGATGATAGCGGTGATTTTCCTACATGGGACTTGAAAACAGAAAACAACATCGTGCCGATTCTTTCGGGTGAAGAAGAAGATTTACAGGTAGCCACCCTTGCTTGTTTCCTTGAAAAAGGTAGCATAAAGCAACTAAAAGAAATGGGGGTCGCATGGGCGACGTATCTAACGGGCGACAAGACTTTCGGCGAATTGGACGCAGAAATCCGTGAAAGTTTGAGGAAAGCGGATAAAGCGGATTTTGTACCGAATTATCAGATAGACAACGACAAATTGACATTGACAGTATCAAAGGAGCTATAAATGAGTTTTAAAATTGACGGCAAGACGTGGACACCGCAAACGACGAACGAACACGCTTTGAATTGGATTACAAAATTAAACGCAATTCTCGAAGAAAATGATATCCGAGATGAGAGCGGAAACATAATAAAACTTTCGCAGAATTTCGCAAATGCTTTGTATTTGCTCATGTTGTCGGGGGCAGACCGCCTTAAAGATAACGACGAAAAACTGCAAAGTGCCATCAATTCTTTCAATGTCGATTTGTGCGACGATGAGCAGATTGAAAACCTTTTGCCGATAGCGTCAATACAGAGAAACGAGGGGAGCTATTCGACGATAAAACTAACTTGCACGGCGGGGGAGGCGGTTTGTACAATTCCGAAAGGAACTAAAGCACCATTCGGGGAATATAATTTCGTCACGGATTACGAAGCAGTCATTCAGCCGAATGAAACGCAAAACATTTCGGCGACTTGCGACAAGGTGGGGGCGGTTGCAGTTTTGCAAGGGGAAATTACTTCTTTTGACGTTCAAATTCCGAATCTTGCAAGCGTAATAAATAACGTTTCTAGCGACGTAGGAAGCGACGCAGAAAGCGTCGATTCACTTAGAAAAAGGATTCAGCAAGGGCAGATTATTCCGTATTCTTTGGACGGGGTAAAATATGCGATTGAGGAACTGAAAGGAATAAAACACGCTAGGGTTTATTTTAATTTCTCCACGACAAACACAACGACGCTAGAGGGCGGAATCGTCTTGCAACCTCGAACGGCTTATATTGTCATTAACGGCGAATCGAATGAAATAGCGTCAACTTATGCAAAGTATATGTCCGCACCAACGCAGAACGCACCGAACGCAAGCACAACGGGAACACCGACAACAGTAGATTTGATGATCACTTGCGGTAACGAATCGGTTACTTTGCCGATTGGTACGTCATTCGTTTATGACAATGTAACTTTTGAGATTGACGAAGAAACGACATTGACGGCAACGGAAACGGCAACGGTAGGATTCACAGCAACGGAAGTGGGGGCGGTGACAATTCCTAGCGGAACGATTCACAGCTTCACGCAAACAATAGACGGCATAACGCACATTACAAACGCTCAATCTGTAGAGGGACTCCCGAAAACCGCATATTCTCAAGATTACATTACGGCAAGCGGTCAAAGTATTCCGATTTATTACGACAAGGCGGATAGTCAGCAAGTTTTCGTTCGTGTCGTTTTGGAAAAAGGCGAAAACAACGACACGGAGCAGATAAGGAATCAGATAAAGCGTGATTTGATTGCAAGCTCGGCAAATTGGGTTATCGGGGAAAGTATAACATCTTTGATAACATCAGCACCGTTTAATGATTGCGTTTATGCAAAAATCGCCTATACTCAAGTCAGCACGGACGGCACTAATTGGAGCAACAGAGTAACAACGTCGGCAAACGTTATCCCTCATGTAAGCGATTCGACAATTATAATAGAGAGCGTACAATGATAGAGCAGAGCAAATATTTACCCAAACAGATGAATGGGGCGGTTATAAAGTCATACATGAACGCAATGGAAAACGAATTGAAAGATTCTGATTCTATCTGCGATTATTTGCATGGCTTGTCGATTATCACCGCCCAAGAAACGGAACTTGAAAGCATAGGCAAATTGATAGGATATCCACGTCCTTTAGTTCCTCAAGGATTTGAGCAAGAAAACGTTTTTATTTTCACTGAAACGTGCTATTCTGATTCAGAAATAGGATTTTCAGCGGTCGATTCAGAAGTCGGAGGGCGGTTTGTTACAACGGGATTATCCGCTAGCAATTACATGAGTTTAGGACTTTATAGGAAATTCCTCGACAAAATCGCATATATAAAACGCTATGGAGTAACGTTGTACTCTATAGACATGATAGCGAGATTGATTACAGATAATTATACAATTTCGTATGATGAAAATAAGGATATTTTGCTTTATTTCGGCGAATATATAGGATTTCAGAATATGTGGTTATTGAGCAATCTTTTTTATAAGTTCGTGACGTTACCACAAGTCCACATTCGGACGGCAGAAGATAACGAAGAATAGGAGCGTAAAAAATGAAGAATGTAACAACTTTTGATAATTTCCCGACATTTGCAGAAAACGGTTCACGCAACATGAACACAGAATCCGCAAAGTATCAAATCGGATTCGTGGAAGCAGATACGTTTCCCGCCGAATGGTGTAACTACCTTTTTCACGGAGCAACGAAAGGGGTCAGCGACTTAAACACGGCAGTACAGTCCATTTGGAAAGAAAACATAAACGTCATTCAAGGGAGCGGACAAACACCGAGTTCTTCGGACAACACACAGTTGAAAACGGCCATTGAATTGATGATTCAAAATGCCGTGTTGACGGCTAACGCTCAAGTTTTGGCGCAGGCAAAATTGGACGCACAGACGTTCACTAACAATGCGATTCTTTCGGCTAACGCTCAAGTTTTGGCGCAGGCGAAATTGGACGCTCATCCCGTTGGTTCTCTTTATTGGAGTTCAGACCCGACCGACCCGTCCACTCTGTTTGGAGGTACATGGGTTCGCATAAAAGACCGCTTCGTGCTTGCTGTTGGCGACACATACGCGAACGGAGAGACGGGGGGAAGTGCCACGGTCAAGTTGACAGAATCGCAATTACCGACACATAAGCACAGTTTTACGCCGGCTGGAACGGTATCAGTGACTACTAATCCAACTTTCACTGGTTCAGCTGTTAATACAGGTGGAATGAGTGCAAACAGTTCTGGATACATAAAATTTACAAGATACACACCAATACTAGACTATGCATCTGAAAATCAGGTTCAAGAAAGTGGAAATCTTAGTATCGGTGCAAATACTTGGACAAATCTACAAAGACCTGAGTATAATAAAAACACAAACAATGAAAGGTGTGTATACCAAATAAACTCTAATGTTGCTCATACTCATAGCGTAACCGCAAGTGGTACAATCAGCGGTGGTGCTTATGAGTTTACAGGTACGGCAGGAACGACAGGTAATGGTGGGTTCAGCAACACTGCCGTAGATAAAATGCCACCTTACATCGTGAAATATTGTTGGGAACGTACCGCATAAACACAAAAAGCCATGTTGGAGATAGTTTTCAGCATGGCTTTTTAGATATTCATTCTATTTTAATCGAATCAATCAAACGAATGACATTATTAAAATGTTTTTCCACGACGCATTAAGAAAACCTTTTCCTTGAATAGGATTTTTCGTTATTTCAAAACTGTGACTTTTATTCGTTCTGCTTGTATTTTCAAGCAATCTACAAAGTCATTTAATTCTTTTTCGCTACAGTCAGTTAAAGTTGTGTATCTAATACCGACGTGAATGTCAAACCACTCAATAAAATAATCGTTTTTCATTTTAATCACCTCATTCGTTTAGTTTGTTTTATTAGGTCGGCTTTAATCGCTCGCCTTATGCTTTTATATTACACTAGCTTTTATTTTTCGTCAATAAGTTTTTTGAAAAATTATTTTTATTTTCCAATCTCTAAACTACCTTTATCTTCTCGGCTTGCCGTTCTCAAGTCCATAAAATCGGGGTCGCTCCTTACGATTCTGTAAAGCACATATTCCAAAGCGTCGCAAATATGATCAGGAGCTTCTTCGCCTTTGCCTTTTTCGGGTTGTCCTAAATCGTTGTAAGCACGTACTTTCAACGCTTCCGAAACCATATCGCAAGCCTTTGAATCAACTATTTTGAGTTTGCCGAGTTTGAAA